GGATATCAGATAAACAACGTGGGTGTAGGACGTTGTGACGATGGTAAATTAAGATACGCCGTCCATGGCCGCAGATTCAGTGGAGATATGAATACTGCGTTGGGCAATTGTATCATCATGTGTGCGTTGGTGTTTAGTTACGCTGCCTTTAAGGAAATTCCTATCAGACTCGTCAATAATGGTGACGACTGTGTGGTGTTCATGGAACGTGAATACGAAATTTCTTTTAGGAATGGGTTACCCGACTGGTTTATCCAGATGGGGTTTCGCATGACAGTGGAACCACCAGCATACGTACTTGAGCAAGTTGAATTCTGTCAAATGCGAGCAATCGAAACCGATTCAGGGCATGTAATGGTAAGGAATTTCAACACCGCCCGAGAGAAGGATAGCATATGCCTCAATCCCATCCCAAATGCTGCAGCAATGCGCAAATGGCTTTTTGCCATTGGTGAGTGTGGACTAGCATTGTGTTCTGGAATTCCTGTTATGCAGGCAATATACCAGTGCTACATGCGCAACGGCATTCAATCAGGTATGCAACATTCAGTTCAAATGCAAAGCGGTATGATGCACCTCAGGCGTAAGCTTGAAAGTGTGTCTCGCGAAGTGAGTGCGACAGCCCGGGCCAGCTTTATGTTAGCCTGGAACGTCACACCCGACGAGCAAACCGCATTGGAACAATACTACGACAAACTAGAATTGGAATACCTGGACAATCCAGCTGAGCACCTCGATAATATTACTTCTGCACCACTATAATATTATTCTAACTGCACACATGAAATACCACGGCTATTACTGTGGACCCAATTGGTCCGACGCGAAACGACAACAATCTGTTGTAGGAACCACTGAACCAATTGACGTCTTTGACAGGACTTGCCAGACACACGACCGACACTACGCTTTGGGCAATGACCTATCGATGGCGGATTCAGAATTCTTCCGCGCCAATTTTGGCGTGGGTCTAAAGGAAACTGGAGCTGCTATCATGGTTGGCGCCCAAAAC